TGGAAGATATGGCAGGACAAGGTCAAGAGTTTGTAACGGCTCGGGACCAAAAACTTCCAATGTTAAAAATACTATATGCTAACTCACCAGTCTTAGATGAGACTGATGGAAAGTATGTTGAGACTGCAAAGCAAGGAGACATATGGAGTGAAACATCTGGTACTGTGTGGAAAGGTAGAGAAGGTCTAATTGTAGTACCATGTCTTTACATAAACACATTTAACGAATGGAAGGATAAAGGTGAAGGTTTAGGAAGACCTGTAAACATTCACACTGATCCATCTATCATGGCTCAGACTTCAAGAGAAGCTGACGGTAAAGATAGATTGCCAAATGGTAACTATGTAGAGGATACTGGAAATCACTTTGTTTATATTTTGGATAAAGATTATAATCCAATNGAACAAGCAATGATTCCATTAAAGTCTACACAGAAAAAGAAATCTAAGACNTGGAATTCTATGATTATGACTAGAAGAGCCCAAGGTAAAAAAGGTTTCTTCAATCCACCATCATGGGCAACTACTTATAAATTATCTACAACCAAAGAATCTAATTCTAAAAATTCTTGGTATGGTTGGGTAATTGAATTTGATAAGTTCTTAAATGCAGAAGAGCATTTGAAAACATTAGAGGCAACACAAGCCTTTTATCAAAGTGCCATGAAGAGTGATATTTTTGGTAAGGTTGATTTCTCAAATGAGAATCAAGCTGCAGGAAATAACACTGTATCAAAAGAATCTGTTCCATTTTAATTTATGGAAAGGGAGCTCTTAAAAATATTTGAGGGTAATTCTGAACTGTTCATCACTACTTCTCTTACGGGGGAAGTAGATGAACGGGGCAAGAAGGTTAGTGATACATTCACGAAACACGAACCTGTTACTCTTGAATTATGGACAGATCATATAAACGGTAAACAAAGAATAGGGATTATGCCTGAGAAAGGCGACCTATGTAAATGGGGATGTATAGATATAGATCCTCAGAGTTATAAAGATTATTCACAAAAGAAAGTTATAGATATTGTTAGAGACAATCAATTACCTTTAGTTCCAGTTAGATCAAAGTCTGGTGGGCTACATTTATTTTTATTCTTAGATGGATGGTATCCAGTTAAAGATGTTCTTAAAAAATTAAATGAGTGGAATAAAAATTTCTTTCAAGCATTAGAAGTGTTTCCTATGAATAAGTGCATGAATATGCCTTACTTTAATATGAATGCTACTACTGAGTTTGCTTATGATGAAAATAATACACCAGTAATGATAGGAACCTTTTTAGAATTAGCTAAAAAGAAAACAATATCTTTAGAACAATTAAATAGTTTAAAAGTAAAAGAATACGAACCAGAAGAGGATTGGAAACATTATCCACCATGTATACAAAAAATGATTATGGATAAGTGGTCTGGTAATCACAGAAATGATTTACTCTACAATGTTGGTGTGCTTGAAATGAAAAAAGCAGACGGCAATATTAGTAAAGAAGAGATGTCACGAATACTTCAAAAAAGAAACCAGGAGATATTTGTTACACCTATGGACCCAAAAGAAGTGGAAAGTTCTGTTGCAAAATCTGTTATTAAAAAAGATTATAACTACAAGTGTCCACCAAAGCTTGGCGCTATCACACCTATATGTAATAAAGATTTATGTAAGTTTAGAAAGTTAGGTATCGGATCACAAGTACCAGATTTAATAGATGACTTTGAAGATATAGAATTTACTAGGAGTCCTACATCAATTGAATATGCATTTACATTCCAGGGAGAAAAAATAGTAATCAATCCAGAAGACATGAAGGATGAAAAATCTTTTAGAGTTAAATTACTTAAGTATGGAATCTATTGGGTTACGTTACCTAGACCAAGAAGTGGTCCTTCTCCATTTGAAATGCTTATGGCTGCATTAGTTAAGAAAGCAGTTGAGAATGATAAGATGAAGTTTGAAGATTCAGTTGAAGAACAAAAATATACTTTNCTTAAAAAATTCTTTGAGAGTCATATTGANGANGATGACTTTGATAAANTAAAAGATAAGTATGTTGTTTTAGATTCTGAAACTAACANTTGTTATTTTAAAAAGATTACNTTTGAAGATTTNTTAGGAAAGAATAAAGTATTTAGAAGTNCAGCTGAAGCTTTAAATATGTTGGGATGTGAACGATTNGANTATCATCAAGGTGTTAAGAATGTTTGGTTTGTAAANATGCCTAAGTTTGTGGATTACAAAAACATANGTAACGCTNCTAAAGGTAANGAGAAAACAGTATCGGAAATGGATGATGACTTCCACACAGGAAAATTTAGAACTTAAAATACTTAAAGACTTATACAGGAAGACCATAAAGATATTTGGTCCACCAGGTACAGGTAAGACATATACTTTAATTGAAAGAGTTTTAAAAAGTCATTTNAGAAGAGGGGTACAACCATCTGATATAGCTTACTTATCTTTTACAAACAAAGCAGTGAACACTGCAGTAAGAAGAGCTATGGATTCTTTTCCTAATTATACATCAGAAGATTTTTTAAGATTCAAAACTCTACACACATATTGTAGAAGATATTTTCAAGAGGAAGTATTTGATCCTAAACATTGTGCTATTGATTTTGCATTACAAACTAAAATAATAAAAACCTCTGATACTAGATTAGCTGATGATGCATTTACATTTAAAGATTGGTCGTTAGGTATTTACAGTAAAGCAAGAAATTTATTAATTACTCCAGAGGAAGCATACAAAAGAGAGTCTTATAAAAAAGATTCATTAACTGTTTTTCATAGAAAGATATCAACATATGAACATTACAAACAAGGTGGAGGAGAAAGATCATTCATCGACTTCGATGATATGATTGAGAGAACAATTAAAGAAGTAGACTTTCCATCGCTTAAAGTTTTAATATTAGATGAGGCACAAGATTGTACACCACTTCAATGGTCAGTTATTTATAAGATGGCCATGAAAGCTAAGAAAATATATTTAGCAGGTGATGATGACCAAGGTATATATAAATGGAANGGTGCAGATCCAAAGTATTTTACAAAGTTTTTTCCAGGCCGAAAAGTAAAACTAAGAAAGACTCAAAGATTTGGAGAGGCTATNTATAAATTTTCACAAGTTATTAGAAGAGGTATTAAAGATAGTGAAGAGAAAGAATACTTACCTGGTGATAGTAAAGGTTATGTAAAGAGTTACTTATCATTTAAAGAAATACCTTTTAATAAGTTAAAAGAAGATTGGTATATCCTAGGCAGAATAAATGAAACAGTTAATGAACTTAGGATGTTAGCTAAGGATGCAGGTTTATATTTTAAAGATAATAAAGATACAAAATGTTTTGATGTAAAACAATGGGAAGCGATTAAGGCCTGGACTGCTATCACTAAAGATAAAAAGATAGATAAGAAACAAGCAAGAAATATGTATAAGTTTATTAGAGAACTTTCAGATCCTGCATATAGATTAGATAAGTTTTGGAGGAATGAACCAGACTTAAGAGAATATAACTTTCAAGATTTAAAAGAGTGGTGTGGATTAGAATTAAAAGAAGAGGACTCAAAAAAACCTTGGTACTGGATACTTAGAAGAAACTTTAAACCAAGACAAGTAAGACAATTTATTAGACTACTTAGAACCTATGGACAAAAAGAATTAGATAAGGACCCACTAATTACTATAGATACAATACACAGTGTTAAAGGTGGAGAGGCAAATCATGTAGTGCTTTATAGTAAAGGTAACTATCCATCAGATTATGATAATAAAAACAAACAAGAAAAAAGTGATGAACGTAAGGTATGGTATACCGGTGCTACAAGAGCAAGAAAAACTTTACATTTATTACGAACTGACTATAAATATAACTATCCAATTGGATCAGATTATTTAATTTACGTGCAGGAGAAAAATGACAAATAAAGGATTACTTGAAGAAGCATTCCCACAAGATAAGCAGATAGGTGGGAATCATTACAAATCGTTTAACATTCAACCTTATGAATTTATTTCTAAAAATAATTTATCTTTTTTTCAAGGCAACGTTATAAAATATGTTTGTAGATATTTAGGTAAAAATGGAATTGAAGATTTAGAAAAAATAAAACATTACTGTGATCTAGAAATAAAGAAACTAAAGGATACAAATGCCAAGTTCAAGAACAATAAAAAAGGAAATTAAAGTTGATGGGGTAGGATTTACCCTTGAGATATATCCTG